CAAGGCTTTCGGATTTATCTATTAAGAATTTACATTGATTTTCAGTTAAAAAATCTGTTACCAATATATCTTGAGCAACTTCTTTATAATCTAAAGTCAAATAATATGGGCTTACAACTTCTGCCTCTATTTTTGTAAATCCAAATTTGCTTGCCATTTCTACAAAAAAATCTTTAGCCGAAACTCCACCATTGCCATGATATATACATCCACAACATTTTGTTAGGTCGTTCCATAGCTGTCCTTTAACAACTTTAATCTCAGGCTCATGGTTCTGAAAAATATATGCTTCATAATCAAGTTTTACTGTAAAATCAAAACCACCTTTAAGATATTGCAAATATCTTCTTTGGCAAAAAAGCTGGTCGTCACCGTAGCTATTTCCATCGCCTACAGAGCTAGAAACAAACTTGTGAATTGCACTAGCCTTACCGATATACAAACCGCTGTTTAGGTATTTATATTTTGTACCAGTATCAGGAAACAAGTGTTCATCATGTTCTTTAGGCCAGCAATCGCTTTCTGCCCCAAAAACAATATCGGCGTCTATTTGAAAGTAGCGTTCAAGAATAGTTTCTGGGCTGTCCGCAAGAAATGTATCATACCCGTCCATGAAAAGTATGATGGTATCGTCTGGGACAGTTGACAGATATTCGTTAATCAATTGTATTTTTGGCATACCGGCCAAGCCCGTCATTTCATCTCGCCAAGGGTGATCTTTCCCAAGGTTTACTACCTTTACGCCGTATTTTTCCGCAGATTGCTCTAAAGCCCACATTTTTGAGTGTTCGGTTGCTACAGTAACAATTCGAAAGTCTTTTTTATTATTTTGCGTCATGTTATCCTCCTCTATAGTTGATGGTCTTTGTGACCTTGGTATTTGTTTAACAATTTCTGGACGATAAAAATAGTTAAAACTGCCTTTCAACTTTAAGGGCAACCACTCATCTGCTGGTATAATCGCATTAGAAAAGCCATTTATAAGCTCTAATGCGGTTGTTGGAGTTATGGCATAAGCATGAGCATTGTACCAATATCCCAGAGTATTCTCTCTATAGCCTAGCCAAACGCTATGGTGAGATTTTAAAATTCCTTCAATTTCGGAGACATCAAAACTAGAGAATACTGCGTCTTCTTCCAAAATTATTCCAGAAACGCCAGATTTTGCAATTTTCTGCCAGACGCGTAAATGGCTCACAGAGCAACCGAACTCTGCTTTAAGCAACCTTCGGTTATGTATTGGGTCTAACCAAGCTCTATCGGGCTTACAGCCGGTTTCAGCCTCTAAATCTTCCCAACTTTTCCCCCTTGCGTCAAAAGCATCGCAATAAAGGGAAATTTGGTAGACTTTCATAGTTTATTCTATAACAACATTCGGAATAGGCTGTATTGCAATTAATTCATCAACTGTAGAAGCCGCATCTATAGAAGATAATGCTGGTGAATTTCTTAGCGCTTGCTTATCAGCAATTATTTGTGTTGTATCAGCACCCGTTTCAAGAGCCTTCATATAAGCTGTGTCTAAATCTGCTAATGGCTTTACTCTAGCTTGACGTATTTTATCACGCCAAATATCTTTAGCTTTATCCATGTTTACAGATATAATACCTGTATCTGAGTTTGCTTCCCAACCTTCACGGAATGTACGTTCTGCTGGTATTTCATATTTTGCGCTGTTGTATTCTGTTGCGCCAATCTTTATAAATATAGACATTTATTTCACCTTGCTACGATTGCAGAAACTATTGATGCGTCTTGAATAGTATTAGACCCAGCACATTGAAGGACAAACGAACCTGTCGCTGTGGAATTAATATTTGCGCTTTGATTACCACCACTTGTTGGTGTGACGTCACTACAAGATGCTGCTGTCGCATAATTGGCATCAGTCTGTGCGTTTGAAAAAGTTACTGTGCATTTACCTGTTCCAGTATCTGTAATACTGCTGAAATTAGCATCGGCACGAATAGATACACTTCCAGTACCTTTGTAGTTTATCCAAGCCTTGTTAGGATAAAGCTCAACACCAGCTGTAGTTTGTAGACTATTTACTTTTATTGTACTCATTGTGCCATCTCCCATGCGTTTCTAAACTGCCTATCGATAGGGACTTGTTCTGTTTTAATAATCTTAAACATGGGTCTGTTATATTCGAAAGCCCACACTCTTCTAGGTATGTCTTTCATAACTAAATACTCCATAGCTTCCTCTTCGGTTAACTTACCTACTCTTGGTAAAGTAAATTGCTTTTCCCATTTACTAAGATCATGCTTAAAATTATCATGCCTACCTTCATCAATAGCTTTTTGTTCGTCATCCTGTAGTTCCCAATAAACAGATATAGGTGGTAGCTTTCCTGACATAGCATCAGCTATCCAGTTGTCACTAGGAACAAGAACCATAGCTGGTTGCTCTGGATAATCAGGGTCTTCATATATTACTCTATAATTACTCATAAGTATTTCGTATCTTTATGTTGGCTTTGTAGGCCATGTAACTGTATTAGGGAACCCAGCTTGATCTGTTAGGTTAAGTAAGTCAGTTCGGTACTGTGTCCACTCCGCTTGTTTATCTTCTGTAAGATCAGCCCAGCGTAGAGGATTAGTTACTATAGGGTCTACTTCTTGTGATAATATTTCATTTCGTTCATATCTTAGAGATAATGATAAACTCTCATCTAACTCTTCTTGAGTAGGTGCTACATATACCGCATAGTTTGAGCCAATAAGTTCAAGTAATACACTATTATCCACAGTCATATCTGTATCATCAGGGTTTAATGTATATGGTATCCAATCATATTGTGGATGTTTAATTTCTACATCAAATAAGGTGTTATCTGAGTTTAGAGATTTTGCGTTACGCACTTGTGTTATTATTACTTGATCGGTCATAAACGCCTCCTATTTTTTGTTGTTAAGATATTCTACACCACAAAGTACCAGCATAGTGTGTATCAGCCGCATTAGCCTGTCCGCACATATTTCTCCAAGTACCTGACAAGCCTTGTGTTGCAAACCTATAATAATAATGTCTGTCTTTAGCGGGTAGTCGATAGGTAGTTCCTGTGTTGTCTTGTCCTATAGTACTTCCTGCAACAGTAGCTCCAGCCGCATAGCCAATATTCCATGATGTAGCATTAGACCCACCCATACTATAAGTACCTACAGTATTTCGATCCGTAGAAACACCGCCTAGAGTTGTAGTTGTATTAGGTAAAGTTACAGTTATATCAGAACTTAAGTTGGGAGATACTAAAGTAACTGATCCACTTCCACTTGTATTACCTTGTAATTTTACTGTTGACATATTACACCACCGTCCATGTTTCTCCAGCACCTACTGTTACAGTAACGCCAGCGTTAATTGTTATTGGTCCTGCACTCATTGCATTTCTGCCGTTAGTTATAGTATAGTTAGACGTTACAGTTTGTCCATTCTCAATAAACACTTCGTCACTACCACCTCCAGAAGCAATCTCTCCCTTCTGACCTTTAGAACCTGCAGAACCAGAACCCCCAGTAGACCCTGTTTGGCCTTTCTGTCCCTTTTGACCCGTTGACCCAGTTCCGCCTGAAGCGCCCTGCTGTCCTTTTTGACCCTTTTGACCCTTTTGACCAGTTCCACCAGTTCCACCCGTAGAACCAGTTTCTCCCTTCTGGCCTTTTGCGCCAGTTGAGCCTGTGTTGCCTGTAGAACCAGTATTACCTGTGTTTCCTGTGTTTCCTGTTTGTCCCTTTTGCCCCTTTGCTCCAGTACCTCCAGTACCTCCAGTACTTCCAGTTGAACCTGTCGCGCCTGTTTGACCTTTTTGTCCTTTAGCTCCAGTGCCACCAGTTGAACCTACTTCACCTTTTTGTCCCTTAGAACCAGTAGTACCAGTAGCTCCAACTTCGCCCTTCTGACCTTTAGCTCCAGTTCCGCCTGTAGAGCCAGTTGAGCCAACCTCACCCTTTTGACCTTTAGCTCCAGTAGAGCCGCCACTACCCGTTGCGCCAACTTCACCTTTTTGACCTTTAGAGCCTGTCGCACCACCAGAACCAGTAGAGCCAGTTTCCCCTTTTTGCCCCTTTGCGCCAGTAGAACCTGTATTCCCTGTGCTTCCTTGTGAGCCAGTTGAACCAGTTGCCCCAACTTCACCCTTTTGGCCTTTTGCACCTGTAGTTCCTGTATTCCCAGTAACTCCAACTTCGCCTTTTTGTCCTTTTGAACCTGTCCCTCCGGTTGAACCGACCTCACCTTTTTGGCCTTTAGCCCCCACACTGCCTGTAGAGCCGACTTCACCCTTTTGACCTTTAGCGCCTGTATTGCCAGTAGTTCCGACTTCGCCTTTTTGCCCTTTAGAACCTGTTGTTCCAGTTAATCCAGTTGAACCTGTAGCACCCGCCGCGCCAGTTGCACCAGTTTGTCCCTTTTGACCTT